CCAATACTCAAGAACTTCAAAGCGGTCAATGCCATGCTCTGGTGCATAGTCTTCTAGGTCATCTTCCCAATACTTTTTAGTATAGTTTTCGCCGTGTTGAATTGCCTCATCAATAACTTTGCTACGGAAGTATGGACGCTTCTTTAACGCACGAAGTTGTGTGCGTGACATCTTATGACGTTCAATTACAAACTGTGCTTCATCCATATTGTTTGCATCTGGGTCTGGATAAAAGTTCCAAACAGATACATGGTTTACTTGCGGAACTGTTTTAAATGTAGGCTCGTATTCTCCATCGTCATTCCAACTAGGATACTCTTTGTCTACAGCAAATGGACCTTTCATAATCCCTGTTCCAAACAAAGCCATTTCAAATGCAGTGCTACGTAAATGTTTAGATGCATTTGACTCTTCTAGTTGGTCATGTATTTTCTTTTGCATGTTTTTAGCTGCAACCATTGCAGGGCTAAACGTAACAGCAGTTGGTGTTTTACCTACACCCTGTTTTAGATTATCAATACCTTCAAACTTGTCGGACATTGGTCCTAGACTATCTGCAAGTGTTCTTGCTGTAGCACCTGCAGGTATTTCACGTCCATCTCCTGCAAACCCATATGGGCTAACTGTTTCATCCATGCCGTTTGAACGTAGCTGTTCTGGTTCTTGTGGATCAAAGTTAACATCTGCAACTACACCCTCTGGCAATTCAGTAGGGTCAATAGTTAGTGGAAATTTATTGTTTGCAAATAATACATCTACAATCTGACCATATGCCGCAAGTGTTTTTGTTTTAGTTACCTTGATAAACACACGAGATTTTTCGGCTTCCGTAAACTGAACCTCTGGTCCATATATACCACGATAGTTACGATATGATCGTAGCCAACGTTCTTCATCCTGTCTTCGATAATCTTCTGCACGATTGTAACGTTCCATAATAAATGGAATGATATTTTCTGTCTGAGAATCCTCTGTAACATCTTCTTCAATATCGTCTAAGACAATTGAATCATCTTCTATAAATGTTTCGTTTTCTTCTGCCATTTACTTTTCCTTAATAACCAAACACATTATCTGCAACTCTCATACCAGATGAAGAACTGCTATATGGGTCATAATCAAATACGCTAAATCGTGGTCTTGACATTATGCCGTATCTTAAAGCATCGTACAAGTGATCTTCTGACTTTGTATCAACGTCTTCTGGATTCTTTTTATCTATTGGTAATGCAGGTAACTGTGCTACAGTATTTATGCAGTTGTTAAAGAATACCATTCTAGGTTCTTCTGTAAACTCATCTATCTGCAAACGTCTGTGTATTTCGTTCTTACCTGCTACACGTGACCCTTTTGATCGGTCAGATGGACGCCAACGGCATCCCTTCTGTATCATTTGTTCTGCCAGTGAAGGGCCAGTATCACCACGCTTATGCCACAAACTAGAATCCAAAACACCATACTTTATATTACCATCTTCTGCTTCTAGTTCAAGTACCATGTCAGCTAAATCAGTGGCAAGTACTTTGCTAACATAAAGTTCTCTGTATACAATTATCTGTTCACTAGGTGAGACAGCAAACCAAAGTACGGCACTATAAGACCCATAGCCATAGTCGCAAGCTCTAAACTTGACCCAGTTACTGGGAATACGGTAAGGTTCAACAACATGTACATTCCTATCAAACTCTGTGAAGGCTGCGCCTTCTTTTATATCCCAATCACCATCAAGTAACTGTCTACGTTGCTGTTCTGGTAATGACAGTAGCATGGCTTCATAGTCACCTTGCGTTGCCAAGTATGGGTTGTCTTTGAGTCTAGCAGGAATAAACCTACGTTTAAATAAAGGCTTTCCTGCTTTCTCATGTCCAGAAGGATACCTTAAAGTTTCGCCTGTGTCAATATCTGTTGCGTTAAAAGATTTACCTGCAGCAGCAGGGTCAATAAACATTTTCTTTACCCAGTGATGGCCTCTACCTCCGGGGTTAGTAGTTGCCCTCATGTATACTGGAAGATCGGGTGCAGTGGACCGTAGACGAGAGCGCATGTAGTTCCATGCAAACGGTGTGGGCCATTGTGTCAACTCGTCAAAGCCTATCCAACTAAATGCTAGACCCTGATAACGCAAGACGTCATCTTCTTTATCTAAATATGACATCCACAATCTTGCGCCAGATGGCGCAGTCCACTGCATCTTACGTTCAGACCACTTAATTCCTTTCCAAATCTTAGGGTACATCTCCTGTGATTTAAATATAAGTTCCCTAAGTTCTTCTGTTGTATGCCGTAGTAGCAATCCAGAAAAGGCAGGATGGCCCATGTAACGTAAGGGGTCAGCTAACATGGCGTAGGATTTACCTCCACCTGCACTGCCACCATATAATACTTCTCTTTCACCTGCAGCTAGAAAGTCCGTCTGTGGACCTTCATTTGGTTTGAATATAACGTTGTGTTGTTCCTCAATAGATATTTCATCTACTACAGGATTTGTTTTAGGCTGCGCTTGAGTCTTCTTGACTGCTTTGGTTTTTTGCTCCGAGCCTTTTGGCTTCGAGTTCCTCCGCTTTGGCGATTGCCTTTTTCGCATAGTCTGCCCATCTGCGTAGGCTTCCAACTTTGTTTTTTCTTCTTCGCTCATTGTCTAACCGTTTCCTCAAACCTACATGCGAAATGCTTCTGCCAGTATTTCTTGTGAGCCAGTTAGCTACTTCACGATAGGAGTATTGTTTCAAATACTTCTGTGCTTTCTCTAGCATATCTAGCTGATGTTCATTCGGTAATAGTACGTCTGGATCATCGGGGTCTACATCATATCCAAAAGGTATGGTGCGTGATATACGTGGAATAGGTATCCACTCGTTGTCTTCTTTTATGTCAGTTGGTTGGGGTAACTTCCATTGTTTTAATGGTTTAGTCATCATCTTCCATTTGTTTTGGTGGCATAAGCATTACACCACCCTTTGCCTCAACTTGCATCTTCTCAGTCTTTACAAGACCAGTACGATCAAGTAGTTCTTTTGCTGCTTGCATCTTATCACGAATACCTAGCTCAGTAGGATCGTATAACGCCCCAACCATTGCCATTGCAGCTTTCGGAGCATTGCGTGATAAAAACGTTTGAGTAGCATCTATGATCTCTTCTTTTAAACTATTTACAACATGAGTTGTAGAAGTTGTATCTGAATATCCTGCAAGCTTCTTTGCTGTGAGAACATCTCCACCTGCTTCTTCAAATAACACACTTAGAAACTTCTGTTGTTGTTCTGTTAATTGTCTAGCCATTATACCATCAATTCAAAATGCGGTCCATCAATAAATGGACGTCTTCCTTGTGATCTACGTAGGTCTACATATTCATTCATGGCTTCTTCCATTGTACCACCATATTCTACTATATTGCCTACTGACCAAGCTGCACCCCACTTAATGGCACAGCCAACTTCTTTTGCTGCAGCTTTCATTGCGTCAGCAATATCATCATAAACATTTATTTCCCAAACTACATCTGAGCCATCATATGCAACTAAGTCTACTGCATGTGAGTATCCTGTGTCTTGTATTAAGTGTTTACTCTTCATAGTCTGTGATCGTCCAGATTTAAACAGACGCTCTTGCTCTGCCAAATCTCGTACACCATATGTAACTCCGAAGTCTACTTTAGTCACTTCAATAGCTTTTTTTACTGTCTCCACCATATCAGGGTGAACACCTTCTAGTTTACCTAGTGATCTGTTTGATAATTTAAATGCCATGATTATTTCCCAAAAAACTTAGTGGCTGACCTTACAGCGAAGCTACTTGCCACGATTACACCCAAGGTATAGCTATACCACTGGGGCATGGACTCCAATGCAGCAAAGCCATTTGCTACTGCTGCGTTAGCCCATTCAAACGGTAAAAATGCAAGGATAAGTGGAATTGAAAAAAGCAAAACCAGATACTCATCTTTCCACGAGTTCTGGGTTCCTTGCGCCATTATTTTTTCCCACTCCGCTTCTGACGTAGCGGCTGAGAGCATTATCTGAGCTTCCGCTTCTGCCTTGGCTACCTTCACTTTATTCTGTGCAGCCTTTTCTTCTACCTTGCCATTTAACCACGTACCTGCTAATTGTGATACTGGTCCAAGTAATTGTCCTATCATTTCTTAGCTCCTATTGCATTGAAACCAAAGTATGCACCAACCAGAGCGGAAACAGATACAACATAGATATTTGCAATATCAGCAATTAACTCTGCTGCTGTTTCCATTCCGATTACTGAACATAGTAGTATTGCTGCAGGATATAGAACCATTCCTGATAAAGCAAACCATGTCATGTTGCGTTGGGCATCACGCTTGGCATCTTCATCTTCCATACGCCTACGTCTATCTTCTAAATAGATAGCACGTTCTTCTTCGTCCAGTGTACCATTCTTATCTAGGTCATACTCATCTACCATCAGGTTCTCCTGTATCGTCTAGTTTTTTCTGCGATTTTCTTAGGTTGAGCCACATGCTGCTTACCTGCCTTCGTGCCTTGTCGTTTAGCTCTGGTTGTAGCGGCATACTCACTGCTGCTAAGAGACTTAATAGCCGCAGAAGGTAAATAACGTTCACCAGTTTTAGAACTAGGCTTACCACTCTTGGTTCTCCACTTTTGTTTCGTCCAAGACTTCAAGCTTTTTTGTGACTTAGCAAGAGCCATTACTTGTAACCACCACCTGCTTTTTTATAAGCAGATGCAAGCATTTGAGCTTTACGAGCACTCCATTGTCCTGCTTTACCGCCTTTTGTTCCTGCTTTGATTCTAGCAAACTGGCGTTTACGCATAGCAGGTTTTGTATAGTTTCCTGCTGCGTTAACTGTGCTTTTCTTCTTTGGCATATATAACTCTCCTTATATCGCCTCGCCCAATACCAATATCGTTTAAATCTTTATCGCTCATCATTTGCAGCAATCTGTAGTCTGCACGTTTTTGTTGGGCGATCTCATGCTTCTTCCAAGCATCTTTAAAAAACTGTTTTACACTCATAACTATCTCCTTTAGTGTT